ATAATTGTGGTCAACCGATGGGTGCGTACTCCTCTTGAGCCATGTTTGCACTGTGTCATCACATGGTAGTTTTCATAGCAGGTCTTCGTGCTGGGCTTAAGCCTAAAGCGATAAAACGCTGCTATATGCTACTAGGTGATGATATAGTAATACATCATGACGAGGTAGCTCGTCAGTACAGAAACATAATTTCTTCTCTCGGTGTAGAGATATCTAAGGTTAAAACTCATATAAGCTCTGATAGCTTTGAGTTCGCCAAAAGATGATTCTCTGCCGGAGTTGAAGTTTCACCGTTTCCAATAGCTGGAATCCTCGAAACTTCGAAGTCCTGACCATTACTGGTCGAGCTTCTTAGCCACGAGGTTCCTTCTAGAGGTTACGACTCTGTGCTTGACTTGGGAGCCCGGCTGGAATCCCTGAAGGCAATGTATACTCATTCTCGTTTAGGAGAACAAATCCTAAAACGAGTACAAATATACTTGTCTCTCCCCTGTTGATATACTGACGAAAGTAAGGCAGTTCAGGCTTTAAGGGCCTGACACGCTTTAGTTAAGTCACGTATTCCTTTCTCGTCCCTTACGATACTTAGGACCGCAACCTTGGCGGCCCAAACCATTGTAAGGCGAGAAATCGGGGCAGGGATCAAGAGAGTCCAAAATGATTACTTTGAATTATTCCAAAAAGTATTCAAATTTGACCCTCGAAGCGGTTCCAGCCACTTACCGCTGACCGACTCTAACCTAGATCCTTATGATATTCCTATGCTATCAGTTCTTCGTCAGATGACGGAACGAGGGCACCAGGGGTTATCACGAGGTCCAGGAGAGCCTCATTGGTTGGACTTCTGGGAACAATGGAGATCATTAGACTTAATGATGGTTCCAAAGTTCAACGGAATCCTTCCTCTGAGGGCTCATGAGAGTCGATCGAGCAGCCAAGCTCACCTAGCCCTGCTAGTTTCTAAATCTCTTTCTTCAATGACTGAAAGTCAGATAGTTGAAGAGTGAGAGAAAGAAGCTAAGCCTGTGCGGAAGAAAGGTAGATTAGCCCGGATGAAAGAAGCCGGGATCGTACCTCCGTACTAAGTAAGTGTTGGCTACTCTCGCCTGTGCCATGCTAATAACAAGTAACTGAAATCGGTGGATTCCGACTCCAGTCCTGAACAGGAATGATAACCAACTGCCTGTTTAGGGCAGTGGATGGTTCATCGGTCCAGGTTAGTTATTAGCCCCGAAGAAATTCGGGGGGGTTGGCACAGAGCTATCCCACCTTGCGGTGGG